ATGAAGAATACCGTAGCGCTATCAGCTATCTACGGGACCAGATCAATGAAATCAACCTGCTCAATGCAAAGTTGCTCTACACGAACAAGCTGTTCAAGCAGACCAACCTGACCAACGAGCAGAAGCTAAAGGTAATCGAGTCCTTCGACCTGACCAAGTCAGTGCGCGAAGCAAAGCTCGTTTACGCTACGCTCGCGGAATCCCTAAATAACAGTGCCAAGAAGGCAGTTGAACCAGCCAAAAAGCAAGTTTCAGCTACCGTAAAGACAATCACTGAAGGACTAGCTAGCAAGCCGGTTGCATCAACCAAACCAACAAAGCCAGCAGTTATCTCTGAAGGTGCCGACATGGCAAACCGCTTCAAGAAGCTAGCCGGTATTCGTTCATAAATCAACAACAAACTAAACTAAGGAAAATATTATGTCAGATATCAAATCACTACTAACTGAGACAACCAATCCAATGGTTAAGCTCATGTCCGAAACCCGTGGACTCGTGTCCAAGTGGGAAAAAACAGGTCTTCTCGAAGGCATCAAGAGCGACATGGAAAAGTCACACATGTCCATCCTTCTGGAAAACCAAGCAAAGCAGCTGATCGACGAAGCTACCCGTACCGGTACATCATCGAACTCCGAACAGTGGGCAGGCGTTGCTCTCCCATTGGTTCGCCGTGTGTTCGCTGAAATCGCCGCCAAGGAATTCGTCAGCGTTCAGCCAATGAACCTGCCATCAGGTCTGGTATTCTATCTAGACTTCAAGTATGGTACCGACCAAGCTGGCAAACCAGCTTTCGTCAACCAGAGCTTGTTCGGTGGTACAGGCACAAAGCTCGGTTCAACCGACAGCGCCGTCAACGGTCTGTACGGTCAGGGCCGCTTCGGCTACACCATCAACGACCAGTCAACAACAGTTGCTATGGCCACTGGCTCAAACAGCACTGTAAATGGTCCTACATGGGCAAACATCAACTTCAACACTGATCTCAGCGCCTCCTTGTCTGCTGGCAAGATCCAGTCCGTTACCGTTTCCTTGAGCGGCACAAACTTCGACGCCAATGGCGCTCGTGCGTTCACCGTTTCTGGTTCCGGAATCGTTGATTTCTATCCTGCATTCACAACCGTTTCCGGCAACAACGTAATCTTCTACGTTTCCGGTTCCGGAATCAGCGGCAATGCAGCAGTATCATATCACAAGCAGCCATCCGACATCACCCGTGGCGACTTCGAAGACACCGGAGCCTCCGCAGGCGCTGGTACATCAGGTCTATACGCTGACGTTGGAATTCCAGAAGTCAATCTGGAACTCAAGAGCGAAGCTATCGTTGCTAAGACACGCAAGCTGAAGGCCGTCTGGACCCCAGAATTGGCTCAGGACTTGAATGCTTACCACAGCATCGACGCTGAAGCCGAACTGACAGCTCTTCTGTCAGAATACGTCTCGATGGAAATCGACCTCGAAATCCTCGACATGTTGATCAGCAATGCTCCTTCAGTAACAACTGAATACTGGTCAGCCCGCGTTGGTTCTGAATACAATTCAGCAACCGGTCTGTTCGCTGACACAGCTGCTAACCGCACCGCTTATGTCAAGAGCACATGGTTCCAGACCCTCGGAACAAAGATCCAGAAGGTCAGCAACAAGATCCACCAGTTGACACTGCGTGGTGGTGCAAACTTCCTCGTTTGCAGTCCAGACGTTGCTACAATCATCGAAAGCATCCCTGGCTTCACAACCAACACGGACGGCGACCAAGCCAAGTTCGCAATGGGCGTTGCCAAGGTTGGCTCATTGAGCAATCGTTGGACCATCTACAAGAACCCATACATGACCGACAACGTCATGCTGGTTGGTTTCCGTGGAAGCAACTTCCTCGAAACCGGCGCTGTATATGCTCCATACATCCCACTGATTCAGACACCATTGGTGTACGACCCAGTGAACTTCACACCACGCCGTGGCGTGATGACACGTTATGCCAAGAAGATGATCAGGCCCGAATTTTACGGGAAAATCGTCATTGGCAACCTCAACGAAGTCTAATACTTCGCCTCTTAGAGGTAAAATTACAAAGAACCGACCGAAAGGTCGGTTCTTTTTTTGTCTATATTTTTGGAGTTTTGGAGTTCTACGGTAATATTTATCCATATATGAAAAAATCCGGAGTATACAAAATAACAAACGAAACCAATGGAAAGTTCTATATTGGATCTTCCAAAGACATCGAGCAGCGGTTTACTGAGCACAAAATGATGCTCAAAAACAACAAACACGTTAATATCATTTTACAACGTTCTTGGAACAAATACACCGAGAAGAGCTTTTCATTTACTATTTTGGAAGAATGCCCTCCAGAGAATTGTGCGTTGCGTGAGCAACATTATTTGGATACATTGCAACCATTTAAGTCTATAGGATATAATATAGGAAAAACCGCATTGGGTGGTGATAATTTTTCCAATAACCCGAACAAAGAGCAAATTCGAGAAAAGATGAAAATATGGAATGGTGGTGAAAACAATGGGATGTTTGGGAAGCATCATAATGACACCGCCATCACTAAACAAAAACAACGTGCAGTTGGGAGATATACCCTCGAATGGTTTATTGAAAAGTACGGCGAAGAAGACGGCAAAGTCAAATATCAGGAACGGCGTGAAATGCTGTCAAACCGAGATATCAATTATGTTTATGACAATGGATTGAAAGGAAAGAAGGTAATGGTTGAAAGTGGCAGAGGAAAGAAAGTAAGCGAAGGAAGAAAGATACTGAAGGAGAAGAAAGATGAGTTTGAAAAGGATATCAAGGATAGTATTTTGACCAATATTCAAGTTTCTGAAAAGTATGGCGTTTCAACAACTACGGTGAAATACCATAGAAAAAAGATGAAATGTCTATGACATTTCGCCATACTTATTGTAGTATGAACAAATTATATAAATTCCTTATCGGGCTAGTTGCAATTTCAGCATTGGTTTTCGCCAATCCTATTGATGACAAGGCATCAAGCATTGTTGTAAATGGTGCACCAGTAAGCAGCATAACAAAAGACAATCAATATCTCGTAAAGAAGATTTACGCCATACATTATCGTTTTGATACAAAAACAGCGGAGTATGTTGTTGAGCATCCTACCAAAGACAAAGTAACAGGACCAGCAAAGCGCAAAGATGATTTTCGCCCAGACCCAGAAGTTGAAAAGAAAAATCAATCACTTTTGAGTGATTATGCTGGCCATCCATTTGACCGTGGCCATCTTGTACCAGCGGGTGATTCCACCCTAAATGAAGAAACAATGAGTGAAAGTTTCTTTCTTACCAATATGGTTCCACAGGTTCCAAATCATAATAGAGGCATTTGGAAACAGCTTGAAACTTGCGTGCGCAACTGGGTAGTAAATGACGGTAAAGATCTATATGTCATCAGCGGCACAATATACAACAAGGATTATAAGACTATTGGAGACAACAAAGTCGGCATTCCAGATTATCTCTGGAAAGTCATCATCGACGCCAAATCAAACAAGTCGATTGCTTTTCTATTCCCAAATGCTCCATTGCCAGTTGCTGACTTGCCAAAATATATTGTGACCATCGAAGAAGTTGAAAAGAAGACAGGCATTGATTTCAACCCGAAATTAGACAAAGCAAAGCAGAAAGTTTTGGAGTCTATGAAGGGAACTGACAAGGATTGGCCGCTGAATTAACCAGCGGAATTCATAACCTTGTAATTCCAATCCATTCTTTTCTTTACACCAGAGTTGCTGGTTGTGCGATATTCGCGGTGGTTAAGATATTCCTTTGCCGCCTGACCAAATTTGTTTTGTGATAATAAGTCCATTGTTCTTGGACCCATATCACCTCTGAACAGTGCATTTATTACAGCAATCTTGATGGTCAATGGCATACCATCAAAGTTCTTCATCTTGGACTGCGCCAGTTTGATTTTAGAACGAATATCTTTTTCAAGCAGGCTCTCTGCCTCATTGTCGGTCAATCCACGGCTATAATCTTCACCTGGCTGCATTTTATGACCATATGCTATGGTAGCTGCTCCACCTTCAAGACTTTTATGAGGAAACCATTTTTTTAACTGCTTATTATAACCACCTTTGGGGTTATTTTTGCTGTTTTCGAATGCCTTGATTACATTGGCGGCTTTTGATACCAACTGGCTTTCGCTGTCACTTTTGCCCATATCTCTGAAGTCTATATTTGGCTGGGTATATGGCTTACCGGCGGCATCTGAAGCAGCTTTGCCATATGCGTGATCTGCGGCTGGCATCACAAATTTGACTGGAGGTAAATCTGCTGCGACTGGGCCTTCTTTTAGTTGGATTTCTCGTAACAGAGTTTTAAGCTTTATAACTCTCATATATTATTATAAATATACCATTATAGGTAAAAAGTATATATTTATAATAGGCATTCCAAATAGCTTCACTTTCGATATTTATAGCATATGGCAGACACATCAATCAATTACACTATAGACCAGGATAAAGTAAGATGGCCAGGTTCTGGTTCCGCGATTATTTCTGGCAGCGGGCTTACTCCTTTTGGATTTTTTGAAGCAGATCCGGCATTTCAAGTTGACGCTCCTTCTGCCGCAAAATGGGCAGCAACAAGACTTGGTTATCCTATCACAGACATAGAAATGATAGATACAAATTTTTATGCGTGTTTTGAAGAAGCCATTTATGAGTATAGCGCACAAGTAAATCAGTTTAACATCAGAAATAATATTGGAGTATTGCAGGGAAGTTCGGCAAATGTAAATCTCACACAAACAAATGTTGCAGGAAGTGGATTGCCAAATCTCATCAAGATTGCGGAAGGATATGGAACAGAATTTGGTGTTGGTGGAAATGTAGATTGGAAAAAAGGATGGATAGAAGCTGGACCTGGTACGCAATCATATGACCTGCAAGCCCTGTGGGCAAATGTAAGTGAAAGTTTTGATCGCATCGAAGTTCGTAGAGTGTTTCACGAAATGAGTCCTGCCGCTGCTCGTATCTATGATCCATTCAGTATGACAGGTATGAGCTATAGCAACGTTCTGAATGAAATGGGATTTGCTGGGTACTCTCCTGCTACACAATTTTTGATGACGCCAATCTTCGAAGATTTGCTGCGTATGCAAGCAATTGAGTTCAACGACCTTGTTCGTAAGAGCGCTTGGAGTTTTGAGCTTGTCAACAACAAACTCAAGTTGTTCCCAATCCCAACATACAATATGCGTGTATATTTCGAATACTTGCTGGTGAAGGAACGCAACAGTCAAGGAATATACAATTCCGGTTCATTCTATAACGCAAGCGGTTCGTATGTCGCATCAAACACGATTGGTGATTATAGCAATGTTCCATACAACGTCATTCCATATTCTGGCATCAACAGTGTTGGTAAACAATGGATACGCAAATATTTTCTCGCACTGTGCAAGGAAGTTCTTGGAGCAATACGTCAAAAGTATCAAACCATTCCAATACCTGGTGCCGAAGTCACGTTGGACGGAGCAGAACTTCGTCAAGAAGCCGCCGCAGAAAAAACAGACCTTATCACGCAGTTGAGAGAAAACTTGGAAGCTACAGGACGCAAGGCCCAGATGGAGTTGAGAGAAGCAGAGGCACAACAGATGCAAGCAACTCTGCAAAAGATTCCACTCGGTATTTATGTTGGATAATATGAAGTCAATATTTGACAACATTTTATCAAAGAACGAAAGAAGATATCTAAAGCATGTAGGTATAGGAAAGATATTGCGTCCATCGCAGATACGATATACCGGTTTGGAAAGAAAATATTATCTTATGCTGAAATCACTTGGTGTATTTTTTGTTCCTCAATATCCACTCGAAGGAAGATATTATGACGCATATCTCCCAGACCATAATATACTGTTTGAATTTGACGGATCGTTTTGGCATCCAAAATCTGAAAAAGAAGCCAAATACGGATTTCAGAAAAAAGCGATGAAGGTGGACAAGCTGAAAAACGAAATCGCAAAGAAAGAAGGAATGAAGATCATTCGCATACGTGAAGATGAACCCATCACGTTTGAACAAATGAAGAAATTGATCTTCTCATAATATGCCTATAAAATATTTAAACAAAAAAAATAGCGGGGCAAGCGGTGCTACAATAAAATACACCAATAGAAATAATGGTGATATTATTCCGTCTGGTACAGACAAGGCTATATTTGGGTATGGTCTCGGTGCTAATTACACAGCAATCACCAATCTTGTAAGTAATACTGGTGTTGTAGCAACTGATACCACGGGTGTTGGAACGGCGAGATATCTTCTGGCAGCGGCAGGTTATGGAACAGACAAAGCTATATTTGGGTATGGAGATGGTAATAGTGGAAATGTATCGATAACCAACCTTGTAAGCAACGTCGGCGTTGTGGCAACTGACACGGCGGGTGTTGGTACTGTGAGAGCGGAACTCGCGGCGGCGGGGTATGATAGTGATAAGGCTATATTTGGGTATGGATATGATGGTGCTATCTACCTATCAATAACCAATCTTGTTAGCAACACGGGGATTGTGGCATCAGATACAACAGGCGTGGGAACAACTCGAAGACAACTTGCGGCAACGGGGTATGGTAACGATAAAGCTATATTTGGATATGGATTGGCGTCTGGCGCATCGGCCACAGCAATCACCAATCTTGTAAGTAACACGGGCGTTGTGGCAACTGATACGACAGGCGTTGGGACTGCTAGATATCGTCTCGCTGCCTCTAGTTATGGAACGGATAAAGCAATATTTGGATATGGACGCACCACCGGTGGTCCTCAGTCAATGACCAATCTTGTAAGTAATACTGGTGTTGTAGCAACTGATACGACAGGTGTGGGAACAGCAAGAGGGTTTCTTTCAGCAGCGGGTTATGGAACAGACAAAGCTATATTTGGATATGGACAGGAATCTTCAGTTACCAACAAAGTAAGCAACACGGGTGTTGTGGCAACTGATACAACTGGAGTAGGGACACTTAGATATGGTTTAGCAGCAGCAGGATATTCGAAAACCATTACACTATCACAACCCAGATTTAAAATTCGCAAAGTATATAGCGATCCAATTGCTGTATCCAATACACAAAAAGCCATTTTTGGATATGGTCTTACTGCTGATTATGTTTCAATGACCAATCTAGTAAGCAACACAGGCGTGCTGGCCAATGATACAACAGGCGTCGGAACTGCTAGACATAATCTAGCAGCAGCAACTTATGGTACAGACAAAG